AGTTTTTTGTTCCGCATCAGTTTGCGAAGCTGGATGCGATGCACTTTGTTATACTTGGTGATTTTGGCTTTCTTGTGGTAGGGATATTCGTAGCTATGAAAAAACAAGTTCTTCAAAGCGGGAATAGCCACCAGTTTTTCCTCCAAGCTGAACAAGTAAGCAAGGGTAGCCACCACACCCTGCTTGGGGCTGGATTCGTCCAGCAATAGTTCTGTCACCTTGTCGTGGATTGCTTGCTTGCCATCGCTGACAAACTTGCCCGACTTGGTGGTGAACAAGGGACGAAACTGCTGTTTCACCCCTTCCCGATACCGCACCAGTTCTGGATTGGTGAGGGGTTTGCCAATCATACTGCGATTCTTGAGGATGCTGTCAGCAACCCAAGGAACGAATAGCTTGGTGCTTCGTATGCTGGTGTTTGTTTTCTTCGCCAGCTTGTCCACGCCCAAATGCAGATTCAGAGCAAATGTCCGTATTCTGTCATTCGGATTGTTGGTGCTGATGAATTGGTGTATTTTTCCAGTCGTGATCCTGTTCTTCACAAGACCCAACCGATCATTCATTCGGCGTGTTTGCCACGCCATCAACGCTGGTTTCATCTTGTTATCCTTTTGTTAGGGGTGATTGGTATGCCCATTCAGTCGCTTGACCTCATTGGGTTTCCCTATCACGCATACGATTAAAACGGATTTTGGAAAAAATAGCCAGAATTATTTTCAAAATAATTTACATATAAGATCAATTAATACCCCTATTAGTTCATATAATAAAAACTTTTATCTGATTTTTAGAATTGTTTCTTTCTCATGAAAAAAGTACACTCATGCAATGACGTGTATAATATGTGACAAACAGGTAGAAGACCCTGTCGATTGGCAACGGGATTTTCATTGGGATGAATGCGAATGTGAAAAATGTAAAAATAAATGATAAATAATTAAAAATGATTGGCTCTATTATCGGATACGTGATCGTTGGTTACTTGGTCAGCTCATTTGTCAGTATCATGTACGGCGTGGCCATGAACCATAAAGAACACGAAAAATATTCAAAATAAATTGATTAACCCTTTTGGGGGTTTAAACTAACTGGGTGATGGATTACGACCTGCCCGACCCAGACGATTTGCCCGAAGACCAGATAAACGAATACTACCTGTCTAAATATGGTGGTATGGATCCAGAAAAAGGTGACAAGGATTGGGAAATAACACAGGATGAGATGGATCAGATTGACAAGTTTCTAAATGATTTTGACAACAGGAATTATCCCCCAAACGGCCCCGAAGATTTTATATTTTAAATCTTCTATTAGGGAAAAGCACATCCCCTGGAGCAACCTTTCTATTAGACACGCAAGACCAAATTCCGGTCAGACCGAAAATTATTTAGACGCGTTCCCTATTAGTATGCATAGGTGTGTTGCTCACCCTCACCCCACGGCTGGGTGGTAATCACATAGTTCAACCTGTTCACGATATGGTATCCATTGACCAAGTATAACTTTCCATCGCAGTCCAAGAGTGTCCATACATGGTGAGGATCTGTGTTGATGATCCTTTGCAGATCCCTTCCATAAGTTTCAAACAAACAACACCCATCCTCCCTGATGACGGGTTGGAATTTATTCTCAAATGTTTTGTAGCTTTTGGCTCTCAATTTATGCTCCCTTTGATCCAGTCATTTGCCAGTGCATCCACCTCTATGTATATGGTTTCGTTCCGCATTTCAACTGGGGTATATACCAAGTCCTGTAAAAGATAACCGTCTTCCACAAACTCGTCCACCATTGCGTTGAGCAATTCAATACCCATTCGATTGCTGGTCAATTCATTAAACTCAACTGGCATGGTGAAGATGATCCGTTGTCCTCTTCGTTCGCCCAGCACCTGTAGCATTTCCTGTTTGGTGAATTTGAATGTTTCTTGTTTGTTTCTCATAGGGTTATTTCTCCTTCAAAGGTGTAGCTGTCACACATTCCCACGGCATCCTGCACCTCGTCAAGATGATTCCGCAGGTAATCCACCCGCTTTTGCATGGCATCCACCAGCATATGCGAGGGTATCCTGTCCAAAGTTCCGTATGGATCTTCGGGAAGCTCGATGGTAAACGCCAGATCCAGCATATAATTAACCATCTTCACTTCCCTATCTCCTTGAAGTTGAATGCCACCACATCCTCGTATCTGACCATTTCTGCCAGATATTTGAGTAGCTGGTCATAAGCGTCCTCTTCGGTTTCCGCTGTGAACTCGTCCTTAAATGTTACAAGGAACTTCTTCACTTGGTTTTTCTCCATAATCAAGATCGCTGGTCTTGTCCCTTGGGATGCGAAGGCGGTTGCGAACCACGCTGGCACAAAGATCAAGATTGCTACTCTCAATCATTTCATCCAGCACGCAACTGCTGATCAGCTTCTTGGCTGTGTATGTGTCTTCATCGGTCACATACTGGTTGGGTTCCGTAATATCCAACACCGCCCGCTCCAGCACAGCTTTGAGTAGCCGAGCAGGAGGGTCGGTCACGATTCGTTCTTGTTGATCTATCATCATGCCCTTATTTTGACAAAAATGGGCAAAAGTGTCAAGAATATATTTTATAAAAATTCTCCCCCTGCCAGTCATTGACTGACCCAGTTTCGGCAAACACTCCGAAACATGAACAACAATGTTCGGGTAAACCATCACACGACGGTTTAACAGGGGAAAGAACTGGAAGCGATATTAACCTATCCAATCAATTCTTCAAGTTTTTCGAGCAACGAGTCGGCATCAGAGTCATCGGTTTCGTAATCGTCCCGCACTTGCGCCAGAACTTTTTGGGATATTCTGTCGTCCAGCAAAACAATGTAACCAATGAGTTGCAGAAGTTTACCCTCTTCTTTTGTGAAATTTTCCACATAATATAGTTATTCTTTTCTTAATTTATTTTTTAAGTTTGGGTCGCCTGATTTTGAAAACGATTTTGGGTTTCGGCCGATAGTTCATACGACAACGTTGACAGGGTCTTGGCATGATATCTTTTTAAGCGGCGGAGCAACAGTCGTCAACTAATAAATCATCATGCCCACTTCGACGCCAAATCCCAGAATGCGAAAGGTGAAAAGCTTCCCATACTCGTAGGTGTGGTACGTGATGTTGGTGCGCAGATCCAGATCCAGTCCGTATGTGTTGCCTTCGTATTCCCCGTATTGACGGGTAACCACAACTTCAAACGGGTGAAACCAATTCACCTGCCAATAACGATTCAGTTCTTTTTTTGCCATGGTACTGTCTCCTTGTTTTTCAATGTGAGGTAAACAAACTGCGGGTTGAGTACCGGGTTCCCGGTCGGGTCGGTGTAGACCCGGTGAAGCAGATCGTATTTGTATCCTCGGTCGGTGAGAAAATCATACATGTCCATGTTTTGTTTGACTGTGATTTTGCTGGATTTGACCTCGTCAAAGTCATCATGACCCCAGAACTTTTTAAAGTAGGTTTTGTAGATGCTGTCTACAATGTCCCCGAACTCATCCATTTACTGTTGCAGATAACCTTCGGTGGCACTCACGCAGCCATCCGCAATCGCGTTGAGCACCTTGAGGGCCAGGGCCGGATCTCCATTGATCTGGCGAAACAGATTTCCATACACATCGCTCAAGCTGTTGGCGAAGTTTGTCCAGTGAGTTTTCTTGGGCAGAAAATTACCCAACGCGTTGTCCAGATCCTGAACGCTTGGAACATTACCTTTGCTCAGAGCTCTGACCACGTTGGCCACATCATGAATCATCTTGGCTTTCTCAGCTCGATCCTCGGGGCTGACTGCGGCTTCCAGTACGGCTGTGCAGGCAAGACTGACTGCAGGTTTCACATAAGGCAGAGCCTGCTCGATCTTCTCCTGTACTGTTGTTCCTCCTGTGCTTTCGCCGCTTGAACTGTTGTTATTGGTTGCACAGGCAGCCAGCAGGAAAGCCACTGGAACGATGGTTAGCAATGTTTTGTTCATATACCCATATTTACCATGGGTTTTGGCAAAGCAACCATTCTTGCCAAAATAAAATATATAATCTTTTTTATTTGCCAGATTCTTGCAATGCCACAATCCAATCAATCCCCACATCCCCTGCATTATCCATCATCAACTGCACATCACTTGGCTTAACCTTTTTCTCCCCCGCCTTGTGTTGATTTTCGTTTGCCACAAGATTATGTATCTCACGGCTGTTTAAAAAATCAATAAAAAACTTATTTTTTTTATTTTTTTTATCGATACATACTGCCCCGACTGCGTTTGCCATCCACATTCTTTGTATCATAATCATGGCATCGGCTCGGATTCAGACCCAAAGCCCGCATCACACTCCGCCATCCCTCACCATGTCCATCATCTCCAAATACCTTATATGCAACCAAATGAGCCACTTCATGAGGAATGGTATCATTCATGAAGTCCTCAATGTTCTCTTTGCATAATTGCTCGTTCAGCTGAATTCGCCATTGACCCAACCATGCCCGACCTGCAGTGCTGCCACACACCACCCATTCCAATTTAGGAAAATCGAACTCGGCATTATACTCCTCGTTCAATTCCTCCAGAACTTGCCACACCTTTCGGGTGGCTCGTTCCTTCATGGCAGTCACATCAAGCACAAGGATTGGTTCCCCAGTCTGGATTCCAGTCATCTTCCAGAGCTTTTTGCTTCATAATGTTTTCTGCAATAATACACCTCTTGGTGTGTTCATTGAGAAAGTGTTCAATTCCTGCCAACAATTCTGGCTCAATATCGGCCAGAATCTTCTTCTCTAGTGTTTTGCTTATTCGATTTTTCATGCACCCATGGTGCTGGATTTTGAAAAAAAAGTCAAGAACAATTTTTATAAAAAAAACAGGAGGTACCGGATTCGAACCGGTGTAACAGGAATGAAAGTCCTGTGTCCTAGACCCCTAGACGAACCTCCCAAATCTGGGCCGGAGACAGGATTCGAACCTGCGTAGCTTTCGCGCCTGATTACAAATCAGGTCCATTTGACCGCTCTGGCACTCCGGCATAATTTATTAAACCTTTATGTAATTTCCTATGACAATTGGCGCAGACGGTTATACATTTTTTAATTTCCTCTTCAAGCTTCTTTTTAGAAACTACACCTATCATTTTTGATACAAGGTATTCTTTTTTCTCACTATTCAAATGATGAAAATCGATACAAACCGGTTCGTTTTCTTTACAAAAATAACATCCTTGTGATCTTTTCAGTTCGTTAATTTCTTTACGTGTCCTTTCAACTCTTTTTCTTCTTGATTCTAAAATGTCTTTGACTCTTTGTTTTTTATTTTTGTAATAATGTTTCTTCGCATGCGATGAAATACACTCCCGGCAATATTTTGAAAGTTTATCTTTTTGGTTTTTATCGTTGTTGAATTGTGATTCTTCTTTAAGAACGCGGCACGTTATACATACTTTCACCAGTATATTTAGTTTCGAACAACAAATTAAGTTCGAATCTGCTCGGGTAGGGATCGAACCTACGACCTAGGCATTAACAGTGCCCCGCTCCACCGCTGAGCTACCGAGCAAATTGGGCAGAAGTGGATTCGAACCACTGAAGGCGAATGCCAAGAGATTTACAGTCTCCCCCGTTTGACCACTTCGGTATCTGCCCATAATGTATATTATATATAATATTTTTTTAAAATTAAATGGATCGTGCTGGACTCGAACCAGCAACCTATTGGTTAAAAGCCAACTGCTCTACCAATTGAGCTAACGATCCGTATGGGCAAAGAGGGATTCGAACCCCCAACCAAGGCATTATGAGTGCCCTGCTCTAACCGTTGAGCTATTTGCCCAAATACCTCCGATTGGATTCGAACCAATATTGCGCTCACATCTAGAGCTTCACGAGTATAAGTCGTGGGTCTTAACCAGTTAGACGACGGAGGCGAAAACGCTACTCCGAGTGACCTATTCGTTTGTCGTGCTTAAAGGGGGGTTTCCATTTGTATTCACCCCATAGCTTTTGCTTAAACTTCTGCTTGGCTTGTGCTTTGTCTTTTGGTTTCAAGAAACGGCTCCGCATCCTTGCTTCCTCGATCACACCTTCCTCGTTCACCTTTCCTGTGAACCGTTTTAACGCTCTGGTAAAGCTTTCCATATCACGGCGGTCATGCGGATTGATCTTTAGCGATGCTCGTTCCATGTTGTCCTCTTATTATATGTTGGTTTTTCAGTTGTCAAACCCTTCTTTGCAAAATCAAAAAGGTATTGTTCGGCCATGAATTTATGAGGGATGCGAATTTGAACCGCAATTCCCTCTCGCCCGTTGGCGGTTTCATGCTCAAATCGGAACACCATTTGATCTTTCATTTACTGCTTTTCCTGTAACGGCCGATCAAATCATGGCACTCACTCATGGTATCCTCCAGATGTCGGGAGCGATATTCATGCGGACAATCCTCGTCCACGTTGCACAATAATTGTCCAAGCAGTTCAATGGTTTGTTCAATGGTCACTTGCTGTTTCATTCATTGTCCTCCTTTGATTCCCTGCGAAGTTCCATGATGTCTTTCCTTACCACGCTGGCTGGCATATAGTGAAACAGACATTCCAGTATCTCATGCTTGGGGCTGGCCAACCATTCATCCCAAACGTAATTCTGCTCACTCTCCGGTAGCGTTTGCAGATATTCATAGGAGTTCTTCATTCTTCCTCCCTTATAATCCTTTTTGGTTTTCATGTAAAGAATTATTTTATATATTTTATGAAAGGGAGAGCGGGGGATTAAACCCCGCCCTCCTCTTGAGCTTCACCTTCTGCTTCACCGACATTCTCGGGCATCTCTCCCGCTTCTGCTTTCTCATTCAGTTGGGCAAGACTCGCCCTGCCAGCATCAGTAAGGCGATACACCGCTTCCTCACCCCGCCCATCTTTCATCACCTTACCTTCCCGAATCAGTTGCCGAATCAGCAGATAACCACGCTGAACGTTGCCGTCCACCGCATTGGTCACATCGGTTTGTTTGATGGGTTCGGCAAGGGCAAGCACCTTGCGTAAATCCTCCATCCACCTAACCTTGCGAGGGTCGATTTGAGCAGGGGCGGTTCCATCATTCACCCGAATAGCGTTGTCCAAATCGAATCCGTTGTGGCCAAGTCTCAACTCCACATTGTAGAGTTTGCCGTAGCGGTTTTTGGTCGAGTAAATCACCCGAACGTCCTCATCGGTCACCGCACTCCGCATCATAAAGTTTGCATCCACGGCGTGAGGGATGAGGGTGCTTCCCCGATAATTGTTGCTCTTGGTGACGTGAAGCACCAAGCCCAACACGCACTCGGTTTTCTTGGCACTCTTGATGAGTTCATGAAGGCAGTAGCTTTCCTTCTCCCTTGCGTTCATCTTCTTTGCCGTGGTAAGACATTGAAAGCTGTCCACCACCATCACATCCACTTGGCTCATCATTTCGATCACCTTGTCCACATCGGTTTGAATTGCCAGATTCACGTCCTTTAATCCAAGACGGCGACAAGTATAGGCAAGCATCTCACGGCTTTCCTCTCCGCTGATATAAGCGGTTTTGATTCCCACCTTCGTCATATTATTCAACATTTGAAGGAGGAAGGTTGTCTTTCCAAGACCAGCACCAGCCGCTAGGGTAAAGACCATTGAGGGAAGCAGACCTTCTCCCCCAAAGATTTTATCCAGCATATCATTGCCAGTTTTCAACCGCCGATTGAAAAGATCGGGGATGGCAATTTCGCTGACCTTGGTAAGATTGGTTTCGCTGTGGGCGAGGTTCATTACTCCCCCGCTTGTGGGTTTCGTATCAGTATTATTGGTGTTGCTCATATTGCTATTTCACCACATCCGCTTTTTTTGTACAAGAAAAAAGTTTATATATTTTAGGGGTGGGGTGGGTTAGTAGCTGGACTAATATCAACATTAGCCCACCTTATGCATGAAGATGGGCGTATAGTCTCCCACATACGCACACTCCACATTGAATCCAAAGTACTCCTCGGCTTCGAGGGGACTCATATCCTTCTCCAAAAGTCGAATGCACTTTGCCCTGTCATAGATCGCCACATTCTTTCCTCCGTGGCTACTGCCAATGCCAAGGAACGCCTCATCAAATCCGTCTGCCAACAGGATATGATTCAGTTCATCGGGATAATATTCCTCGATGAATCCTTCAATCATTTTGCGGGTGGGGTTCTTTTTCTTTATCTTTTTCATTTCTTCTTTCTGCCAGTAATCATATACATCTGCATATACTGGCCATTGAGGTTGGTGATTTCTGCCTCTTCATACTTCCTCCGATAAACAATATCGGCAAGCAGAAGAGGATCTTTGCAATAATAGGCGACACCTTTGCTGTTGAACACACGCCAAAGCCCCTGTCCCACGCTGATCACATTCTTCAGCTTGCTTCGAAGCTTGGCAGTCATTCGTACAGGTTCGTCTTTCATTGCGTTATCCTCCGATTTAACAGGATCCTGTTTCCCTTTACAAGCTTTTTTTTGCAAAATCTTTTTCTTCATCACTTGGCTTATTTATGGGGTTTTGGGGCAAAAAAAGATTTTATATATTTTAAATTTTGCCCTGACCTGTTTCCTGAACCCTGATTCCTGAATCTGGAGGGATGCCTAACTTCCAGGGAAAAAACGGCCCGGACAGAATTTGTCCTACCCGGCGGAGCTGAAAAACTGGAGCTGTAAGACTCTTTCAATTGAAAAGCTTGAAGACCGATTGCTGTGTTGTTCATCCCCGTGAAAAAACGGGACTGTAACGGTGTTACAGTTTTCCTTGTTGACAGTGCTGCAGCAGCGGGGTCAAACGCGATGTATGCTGCACGTCGTGCGGATCAA